CCATAATAAAAAGCATTACCATTGATCATCAACTTGACGTGCAATGTGCACTTAAGCAGGTAATAATTTCGAATTTTTTCAGCATTTCGTGGGTTCTCCCAAAAAAGCTCCCATGGGTTGAAACGGGCGAACAAGGACGAGTTCACAGCCCATTCCGATTGAAAAATTTTGACTGGTCGCGAAAAGAAGTTATTCAAAGTAGCATCATTGACAAACCCCAAATCTCTTGTTGGGTCCATCACAGTTCCACGCGAATCCTTCTGACCAGGTACATTGTCCTTAAATGACATATTTTCTGTGCTGATATCAGCGTCTCCAGTCATGCCAGAACTGAAGATCTTATGTGTAGTATTATTTTTACTTTCAGGCTACTATGTACAAATGTCGAGACAGCCTAGTCTCGACAAAAAGAGCGTGTTCACCGTATGGAGCCTAAACAAGTATTGCTCGACACACTCATTGGTATCCACACACACGATGCGGCTTTGCTTCCCCTTAGGTCCCAGGCACTACTGGAATCGGCTTTTCAAGACATCCGACAGGTCGGGGTGCGGGGCTCTAACCCGCGTATTTTTCTTTCCAAAGCTCAACCTTCTCTATATAAGAAACGTCGAGCTCTTTACACCAAATGACACAGTCATTTGCTACCAACTTCAATCTGGTCCGGAGCCACTCATAAAAAGTTTCCCCATGTAGAAAAGCCTCGTGGAGCATAGTTTGAATGGTAGCAATTGCCAAATCCTCTGGTTCCCCTTGACCATGACTCATATGGGCCATCTTGTAGATCGATTTAACGTCGAGAGCACCTACGCGAATTCCAAGTTCTGCGTGGTAAACACTCTTACGTTTCAAAAAATCCACAAGTTCAGCCTCTATTGTCTCTGCGTCAGATCCATCCTTGCGTGCATTCGTAAATCCCATTCCAATAAAATCAAAATACTTCTTCCTTGTAGAAAATTGGGTCAATTCACGCACTTCCGGTTTAGATCCAGCATGGCCGTCATCTCCATAAGTCCCGGTGTGTTCATTCTCTTGATACGTACCAAGTTCGTAGAATTTATCACCAAGCATTTGAGTGCCATTCCAATGAAATGAAATTCTCTGATGAAGAGAATTCTCCGTGCTATTTCCATAAACAGTCATACTGTTCCCAGAACACCACAAGAACAAAAACATGATAGTTCCATTCCAATTGACCAAAGGATTTCTGAGTTCCTCTCCAATAGCGTGCATGCGTCGAAGAGATTGCGCTTTATACCGCATTGCTCTCCAACAGATTCATAAAGATTCAAGGAGGTGCACATAACGTCCATAGGGCGGCATAAATCATAACCGCTAAAATCCCAATCGTTTAGCTGTGCGTCAGTAGCTAATTTGGTAATGTGAGAGACAAGAGCTTCCCACTCTGGTCCAGCACAATTAAGCCCTACCATGCATTCACTCTCAAGTGGATTCCGAGAAATGAACTCAGCGATTGGTAAATAATACATACGACAAGCCAAACCAAACAGACATTCAAGTATATAAAAGATTCTAACCTTTTCAGAATCTTCTTCTACTACCTCGTCTTTAAGGCACGT